CACTTCCAAAGTTCGTATTAGGGCTGCCATTATATGAACCAAAAAACTGCACAGGGTTCATGCCGGTTAATAGTGTATATCCGGTTTCAAATCCCGGTAAACCAACTGCGGTACTTGATACCGATGATGGAACATTTGTAAAAGTAGTACCACAGGCAATGTACCGGCAGTTTGTCTGTGTCCCACTTGATGAGTTTGTAAAGGACGCACCTGTTACACAACCATAAAAAAGATTGTTTTGTATGGTTAATTGCTGTGTACCAGATTGACCAATACCCTGAAGATTTTGATTTATAAAATGGCAGTTAGTAACAGACAATGTCAAGTTGGTAGGAAGAACTCCAACGCTAAGCCCGATAAATAAACAGTCAGTAACCGAAGATGTATCTGTAACAACATTTTGACCTGTTGAAACGAAATGAGACCCAAGCGCTACTGTTGTCCCTATAAAAATACAACTTTTTACTGTAAAGTCAAGTGCGGTAGATGTCGCAGCCGTCATGTTCATCAGCCAAACAGTATTTTGTGCACTTAGTTGGAATACACATTTATCAAATGTGTTGTATCGACCAGTCAAAAGATTGATACCCGGAACTGCCGTTGTGCAGTTTAGTACAAACTCCAAGTTATTGAAATACAGATAACTTTTACTTGTCCCTGATATGGTGGTGCCTGCGTAAATACTTGCACCTGATACGGTTGTGAACGCACCAATCTGAACACGTCCAGCATTTACACCGGGGAACTGCGCCGCTGTAGGGTCACCTGTGATATAGGTGGTTGCGCTGTATGTGCCTCCGATTGTCACCTGCTCACCGTATAAACCGGGAGCGATGTAAACCGTATCACCTGAGCCTATACCAGTGGCTCCCAGTGCTTTTTGTATGGTCTGCCACGCTAGACCGACCGTAGAGCCTAAACCAGTATTACTGTTGTTACCGTCTGGTCTAACATAGTAAGTTGCCATTATTCAGCGGTTCCATTTACGATTTCTTGAGCCATAACAACTGCGAACTGATTGGAATAGTTCAACTGAAACTGAGCATCCTGAGTAACCCACCAACCGAAAACGCTCGTACCATTCTCACCAAACGTGCCGAGTAGGTTGCCATCATTATCATAGATATCACCAAAGACAATCCAGTCACCGGGGCTCAATGGATTAGGCTCCAGCCGATAGTTTTGCAGGTTCATTTGCCCACCTTCAGGCTGTTCGCTTGCACACCCTTGAAAGGCATCGTGAGGAACGCCAGCACACTGCTCACCGCAGCGGAGACACCCGCCGCTACCGCCTTCGAGCCGTAGAGTGCTAGCACTGCGCCCAGTTCAGAAATATCTTTGGCTTCAGCGGTGCGTACGCCATCGCCGAAGACGCTGGTGAATGCAGCTACGAAAGCCACGATCACAACGACCACCAACCTTTTGATGCTGATACTGTTCATCTTTGTATGATCGCCTCCAGCGCGGAAACCTTGTTCTCGAGTTTACCGAGTCTTTGTTCTATGCGGCGCACTTCCTGCTGCTGCCCGTCTAAGGTGTTGATGATGTGCGCCACCTGAGTCTCCAGGCGCGTCAACCTGACTTGTAGTGCGACCCAAGCGGCACCGATTGACATAGTCGTAATAAAGGCTTGTATGCCAATCTGAACCCACATCTCTGCCGTCATGATGTCCGCTCCACTAATCCTACGTGCTGTACTAAAAGTTCGGTCTGTCCAAAGTCTGACCCGATCACATCGTAATACTTTGAGTCATCACCAACCCGGTAGACCCTGTCCTGCGGCATCACGTCAGCACCGACAGCAATTATCAGCGTCCACTGTGCAGATGACTGGATGCCACCGCCTACGATAGATTCTGTGTCGCTCTGGTTGGTTAGCCTAGCGTTGTACTCGGCAACCTTACGCCACGTTTCTGTAGCACCGCCCCTGCCGTCTTCGGTAAGCGTGAAGCGGTGTATTTCTACTCGGTCTTGGCACAGGTTGCGTACCATGCCAGCTTGAAGCGTTGCGCGTAGAATCGGACTCATGCGAACACCAAGGGACGATATCGTTCAGCCATCGAAAGGCAGTGCGCTTTGAGTTGGGAAAGCTTCACATCGCTGGTGCCTTCTTTAGCATCGATGTCTGAAGCACACCGTGATGCTTTTATAAGCCAGCCCTGCCGGGTGGCTGTCCTGACATCGTAGCGCTCGATGTTAGCAGGCCCCATGTCTACCCATGTAAGCCGTGGATTAGATGCGCCATCCTCAATACTGAAGCCTTGAAACTGGTAAGCAGGGTACACGGGGTAATCGGGTTGTGTCGTGCCTGATGTTCCAGCAACACGGCACTCGTAAACCCTGCCGTTAGGCGTTGTAGGCACTACACGGTCACCGACAGAGTAAGCCGTGCTTACAGCCCAAGTGGTGAACCGGGAGAAGGAATCAAGGATGCTCCCTATGTCGGTGGTGGACATCTGCGGATAGGACTGGGCATCCACAAAAAGGGAAACCTGCGCTATCGCTTCGGCTCGTGTCATCATGGTTTCAGTATCCCACACAAAGGAAAAGCCCCCGGCACGTCTGCCGAGGGCTTGAGTAGAACCGAGCCGCTTAGGAAGCGGTTGTGGTTGCGAGAACGATAAGCGAACCAGGCACCTTAGATGCAGCGGAAGCGTTGACGTTTCCAACATCGTGAGCGTTGAAAGCAAACCGCTCTGTAGCCTTGTAGGTAAGAGCGTCTTCGACAAACTTCACCTGATCGGAAACCTCAACCGTCATTGCGCGACGGTCACCGAATGCTACACCCTTAGTAAGGTCACCAAGGATTGCAACAGGGATTGTTGCAGCTGGTGCCTTTGGCATATTCTGTACCCACTCGATCGGATAGCCGAACAGCGTAGGTGCTTGGGTGTATGCGTTCTGAATGTCGAGGATTGCGTTACCGCCAAGAGCGATAAGTTTGTCCGCAACACCGTTAAAGAACAGGTCTTTATGCATATACCACTTGGCATTGTCCGCATACGTTGGCAACTTTGCAACCATGGCTTGGAAGTTAGCCAGTGTGAAGTTGCTGAATGCAGCACCGGAAAGTGCAGCACCAAGAACAACACCAGCGATGTTAGCCTTGGTCGCGTTCAAGCCGTAGACAGCATTGAGGATACCAGTGATGCTTCCATAAGTGGATGTACCGTCACCGTTGAAACAAGCGTTATCTTCTTCCTTAGCGATTGCATATGCCATGTCACGGGCAAGGGCTGCGCCAAGGTCGATGACCGTATCTTCGCCAAGTTCCTTGGATGCAATCGTAAGAACAGCAAGCTTCTTTGCGCTCAGGGAAACCTGCGCGAAAGTCAGCTGCGAATCGGTAATTGCTGTCGCTTCGGATGCGTAGTAGACCGTTGTGCTACCGGTTGCACTTGGAACCAAAAGGGTATCCGATGACATAGGGTAGATGCGGCTGTTGCGGCGAGCAACGCCGTACATTTCACGGAGGTAGATAAGGTCGCTGGACACGATGTTAGGAACCGTAAAACCACCGGCAGTGTCTGTGCCTTCGTTCTGTGCCTTCATGTGTCCGTTGGACTGGAGCCACTTTGTAGCGGACTTGACACCGGCAAGGTGGCGAGCGAACTGCCCAAAGGTGTAAGCCTTCAGGTTCTTCTCATCAGCGGATCCGTTGAACGGGTTACGCTGAACGTTGATGCCGCCCTTCCAAGGCTGAGGGTCAACCGCAGGTGTTACGACAGGAGCGGAAGCGCCGAGGCTCTTGATTGTCTCTACACGCTCTTCAATGTTCTTTGCTTCGGCCATGATGGACTTAACCTGTGCGAGGTCACCATCGCCGGAAGCCAGCTCACGGGCTGTAGCCAGAAGCGTTTCACGCTTGGCTGTCAGTTGTTCGATATTCATAGTTGTGTTAGCAACTCCAGACGTGCCAGCAGTTCCTGGCGCTCGTCATTGTCGTGGGCTTTCGCCTCTACTACGAGTTCCGGTTGCACTTCTGGCTGGTCTGCGTCCCGCAGTGAATCCCAGACTACAGGTGCTAAGCGCTTGGCGCTCGCCCGGCTAAGACCGACTGCATCCCGCAGTCGACGTTCTACACCCCGCAGGGATGCGGGTTGTACGCTCTTCATGCCGTGCATGGCGTATAGCCCCTTAGCACGTCGAGCAAATTCATCAATGATGGCATCCGCCATGCTCTGATCGGATACGACTTCAATGGCTCCACAAAGCGCATCGTAGTAGGCTTCCAATCCTTCGTGGATAAGGTCACCTTCGGACTCATCGTATACCGACATAGCGTACTCTTCCGGGGACTGTTCAGGCATTGGAGCCATGACCATCTCTTCTTCTTCCATCATAGGCTCCATGCCGTAGTACTCCTTGAGGGTTTTGACGCTGTTACGATATTCGGCTGGTGTCGGGGTAATCGATGCCTCGGCGATAGGCCAGCGTGTGATTTCAGCGGCACCGCCCATGCTCTTGCGCTCTACCAGATGACCGGCAGCACCGGAGGAAAAGCCCATCTTGCCTTGCTTGCAGAGCTTCGCGATCATCGAGCCGTACTCATCCGCCATGTCAAGTTGAGCCTCATACCAAAGCCCGGTATCGTCCATCTTGATGTAGCCTGTACCGATGCTCTTCTTGCCAACCTGTGCATCCATACCGTGGTGATAGTAGACGTTCAGCGGTACGCGCTTGCCTTCAGACATCGGGAATCCGTAGTCGGTTGACTTAGTGAAATAATCACCCTCAAGGTCAGCACTCTGGGTATCGCCAAAGCGCACCAGATAACCCTTCACGTAACCAAGCCGGTCGCTCTTGATGCAGTCTGCGGTAGATGTCAGCACGTCCATACCCTCACTATCCCACAGTGCATTTTTCATAGGTAGGTCGTTAGATCCGGTTGGTATCCCTCTAGGTCTCTAAGCGGTAATACCCGTGTGGTAGGCCCCCAGTCAGCGTTAGGTACCACGGTTGCCATGTCACTGAGCGGTAGCCCTTCACTGTAAAGGTTGTAGCGGGCGGTGCCTAGTATCTGGTGGGCTTCAACCTGCGTAAGCCCATTTAGAATCTCTTCACCGGTTGCCACCTTTGGGCGGGTATCCGGGATGGAAGAATCGCCGGTAATCTCTGCCCATGAAAGCGTTTCCGGTATCATCACGCATCTACAGTTAGGGTGGCTTGGCATGATGGTATCGGTGGCTTGCAAGGTGCCAGAGAGAGCCAAGCAGGCAAGGCACACCCGCGCGTCTTGCGTAGCCTGCCGCCGGTATCCGGTCACTGCGCCATTCTCGGTGTATAGTTGCCGCTGTGCTTCCCGGCTTGCACGTATCATCTCGGTACGTGCTATTGTCTCTGCACGGCTTCTACCGATGTCAGCCGCCTTGCGTACCCGCCGTGCTACCGTGCGTGGGCCTTCACCTAACGAAATGCCTTGTACCAAAGCCATCTGCATAGCATCGGTGGTTACTTGTGGGATGGCATCGAATAGGACAGCCAAAGGCGAACCATCGCCTGCGAACCCGACAAAGGCCTGCAAGGCTTCGTCAGGTAGACTTGTCCATGAAGTACCAAGGGTAACGCCTGCGGGCTTGCGACCCGCTGCCGCTTCCACAAGGCGCGGCGTTGCCTCATTAGCAAGGATAGCGGCTTGTAGTTGCCCATCGGCTGTAATCACTGCCCCCTCTACCGAGAACTTTTTGAGGTTCTTTCCGAGCTGCTCAATGTTATCTATGATCCGCTGTCGCATCCAAAGGATTGTCTCGGATGGCGGTTCCCCGTTAGCTTCACGCTCGGCTATCCGTCCCTCCAGCGCTTCAAGCTCATCGATGCTGGCCTTGGTTGCGGCTTTGTATGCGCGTTGCATACGGCTGATGGCTACACCTTCACGCTCTAGCAGGTCATTCCGGTACTTCTGGGATGCGGCATAGATTCTGCCCGTGCCGCTGTCTACTCGCTTGAGATTTCCTCCAGCGAATACCCGTAAAAAGGGTGCGACTTGTACACTACCCCCGGAGTGCATACGTGGTCACCGTCAAGGCTCTTGCCGTCTGGCTGCATTGCGTCCCGCTTGGATGTAGACCAGCGGAACCCGGCATCACCGCCCCACAAGTCCCAGGCTACACGCCCCGGTGAAGGGAAACCTTCCTCGCCGCTGTTGAACCCTTCAGCCTTCTTGTCGACTTCATGCCGTGAAAAGAAAGAATACATCCGGAGGATGGTGTCTTCGGAAAGTTTCTCACCGTTGACAATCTGGTTTGCTCGCGCAAGGCCTACCCGCGTCCCGCCATCGAATCCTTCTGCCTTCCAATCAAGCGCCCTTTGTGCTGCTTCAACCATGCCAGCGTTCGGTACAAACTTCATCTCGTACGCTTTGGCTTCATCCCGCAGGGTAACCGGTGCGGCTCCCGTGTGCTGTACTGGAAGGTTCAGGAAGTTGGTAACGCTACCCGGGTCGTAGCCAGAGCGGATGAGGATACCTGCCGCGTTGGTTGTCTCTGCCAGCGATGCACCCGTGCCAGCCTGTACGCTGATGGCGGATGGATGCAGTACGCCGGTATCTTCCGGCACAGCTTCCAGCCCGGCTATGCGCTTGGCTTCAGCCCGATCAATGATGCCAGACTTGTACAGGCGCTCTGCCCGTGTGGCTTCCGCTTGCATATCATCGGCAAGCGCCCGCACGGTTTCAAGGTCGTACATTACATAATCACCCTGCTGTGTCTCAGGGTATTCCGGCAGCAGGTCAGCGGTGATGGCATCCGCCAAGGTACGGAGCAACGGCACCATGCCATCTTCCCATGCCGCCTGTTGCGCTCTCTCATAATTACTGTAGGTAGACCGCTCTAAGCCACTTCCAAGCCCTAAGACCATAGGGTTGATGCCAAGGGCTGAACAGATACGCTCCTCCGGTACACGCCTCACAGAATCCAAAGCAAGCTCGGAAGGAGTAAGGGATACCCTATCCATCTTGTACGCACCGGTCATAACCACGATACCGCCGCTACCGTCTCCGGTAAGGTCTTCATGCAGTTGCCGCTTGACCTGCCGAGCATCGTCCATGCTCATGTCTACCGATGTCTCTTTGGCATCAGGCCCGACAATCAATGACGGCATAGCCCCGTTAGCCAAGAGTCCATAAGCGGTAGTGCTTGCCGTGTTGTCGGTGGCAATCTCGCGCAGTACAGCGGTAAGCGGCGCACGGCCTATCCGGATATCGCTCGGGTCTCTGCCGTACCGGATGTGGATGATGTCACTTACCGGGATGTCAAAGGAGCGCCCATCCGTGGTGTAGATGTAGTGGGTTAGCGGGTTTACGCCGTTACCTACCGGTCTGACCATGTCCTGCGGTAGAAACTGTAGAGCGGTCACCGTGCCACGGGTGGAAGAGCGAATCTTGCGGAGGTAGGTATTACCAAACAACTTATAGTCTTGGATGCACCAGCCCCAGAATAAAGACCCCATTATCATCGGATCAGGTTGCGCCATGAGCTGAATAACCGGATGGTCTTCTACCGGCTCTGCCTGTTGAGAATCTATCGGTCGGTAGTAGCGTGGCGTGGCCTGTGGGTAGTTACGCACGTACCAGTCAATAGCACTAGCAACGACACCATTCAAGCCAAGGTCACCGGCAACTCTAGCCCAGTCCTTAGTACTTCCAGGGAGCGCCCGGCGCAGGAGTGTTTGCAGTTGACCAGAGCCGTAACCGGTTAGGTAGATGTCCCTAGACTGGCTAAGCGGCAATGGCAATGCCTGTGTCGGGTTGGCTGCGGCTTTACGGCCTAAGAAGCGGTCAAAGATACCCATGTCTTCAGTATCCCACAAAAAGAAAAAGCCCCCTTGCGGGGGCCTGTGGCGGTTGGCGGTTTAGATTGTTTTCATCTCGTAGCGGTATGCGTCTCCGCTTACGATGTAGGTCTTGACGTTGCCGTCTTCGCTTGAGCCTTCGTAATACCAAGATGTTTCAGTGTCTGCGTTCATCTTGATAAGCGACTCTGCCCATTCACCGGCACACTGCCAAGTACCAACCGGTGCTACATCAACAACCACGCCATCCTCAGTCAACACTTGGCGAATCTCTTTGTTTGCGGTCTTCAGTTTCATATCTCTATCTCCCTGCTTGATGTCAACAATATACACTGTAGGTATATATACTGCAAGGGTATAGAGGTATATATTTTAGACGGCTCCCCAAGAACGCTTTGATCCGCACACCTGCCAAGCATAGGCCAGGGCATCAACCACGTCATCATGCCGCCCAACCGGGAAAGATAGCAACTCATCTTCAAAGTAAGCCGGGAGGCCTTGGCAGTGCATGACTTGGCTTTGCTCGTACCGGGCTTCGAGAGGCGCAAAGCGGGTCACTTTGTCACGGTCTGGCCGGATGCCCCGTATCGGCAACTTAGTACGCCGTAGGAGCTCCTGCACGACAGCGGCTTGGTATTGCACCTGCTCGATGCCGATCATGCTAGGATTCCACTTAGCCGCCATCATCTCGATGAACCGTAGCACGGAAGCAAAGTCCGCGCGGGTACGGTTGATGTCTCTAACGTAGATTGTCCCATCGTCACCACGGGAGACAACAGCAACCCCGGTGTAGTCGGCTTCACTCTTAGTGCTGATGGCAAGGTCAACCCCGATATAGGTGGGCAACCCTTCAGGACAATCGCCATACCGCAACCACTCCCGCTTGATACGCGCTCCCGCCGCATCCACGAACTCCGCTAGATACTCCTGCCGGAAAGCAATCGATGGCAAAGACTCACCCGCCTTGCCTACCTCCTCAGGATCTATCCAAGGGTTAGCCGTTGTAGGCATCTGCCAGCTCATCCAGTCAGCATCCGTAGCGGCCTGATTGTAGAGCGTCCTAAAATAGTTAGAGCCTTTAGGCGTACTGAGAAAGAACGCATCCCCCTTGTAATCGGTTAGCGTTGGGCGGATGGCTTCCGTCCAGGCTTGCTCTAAATGCCGTGCCATTGCCGCTTCGTCAATGATGACCCGCTTGTACTTTCTTCCACGGGCAACGGTGCTAGGATCATCCAAAGTCCAGTAGTCGATTGCTGCCCCGGTTATAAGCTCGATGCGCGGGGCTGGGCTTTGTACGGCTCGGCGGATAACCGGTGCATAGATACGCTTATGATCGGCGTATGCCTCTTCAAGCAAGCGGTAGGTAGGAGCGAACCACGCGCAGGGCAAGCCGTCAATCAATACTGGGTCAGATAAAAGGTTACCGCCTAGCGTTGTCTTACCAAAGCGTCTCCCGCAAGCAAGGACGTTGTACCGCTTGGCTTCCCGCAGGATGACCTGCTGGGCTTCATGCGGCCTTGGTAAGACTAATCGAATATCAGGCAAGGCTGGTACGCTTTCTCAGCTGCAAGGATACGGGCTTTCGCTATCTCGATGTAGTCTGCATCCATCTCGCAACCGATGAACCGGAAGCCTTCAAGCACTGCACCCCGCCCGGTGCTACCTGATCCAGTGAATGGGTCAAGCACTACACCGCCGGTAGGTGTAACCATGCGGCACAAGTAGCGCATTAGGTCGGTAGGCTTTACGGTTGGGTGGTTGTTATCGCACCCATCGTTTCGGTCTTCACTACTTGATTTTGAACAATAGAAAAATCTAGAATCTTCACCTATTGTTCTAACAACGTCAGGGCTACCATCGTGCAACACGTTAGCAGGCCAACGGCCCGATGGTTTATATTCTGACAAATCTACTTGATGTTGAATTCCTTCAGATATGAATGTTCCACCCTTGTCATTTATGTTGGTTGAGACTGGCTTATCCCATGCCTTTTCAAATCCATCATCGCAAGGTATCCGGCAACCGTCTATGTTGATTGCGCCTGTACCCCACTCCTGCACGTTCTGCGCTACCGTGGCTTTGAAGGGCTTCCGTGCCATCGTGATAGGCTCCATGGCTGGCTTTAGTGCTGTACCCCAGCCCTGCCATTGTTTAGCCGCATCCGTGGCAGGGGCTGGAGGCACATAACCTTTTGTAGGAATAGTCTTACTGATGTTTGCATTGTGACTTGACCCGGCTACAGTGAAGCCCTTGAATTCCGGTTTGAGAATCCCTGCCTCCCTGTCAAATCCTTTACTCACATTGTGAGACTTAGGGAACCCATCTTCAATGCGTACCGCCATCCGGTGTTGAGTCCTAGTACCGGCAAACGCCAGCAGGTAACCGCCTGGCTTTAGCACTCGCAAGCATTCTGCCCATATCTCGGTAGATGGAACGTCATAATCCCAACGCTTGCCCATGAAGGATAAGCCGTACGGCGGATCGGTTACAACAGCATCAACCGAGCAATCCGGCATGGTTCGTAGGATGTCAAGACAGTTGCCGTGGTGAAGCTCATGCACCGGGCTTATCCGCATACTCCACGATGACCTTGACCGGTGAACCGTCTGCGCCGGTCTGCTCTACTCTGCTAGACCAGTCGGCCTTGTGCTTGCGTTCAAGCCACCATGCGGCAGCTTGCCATGTCGTGCGGGTTGCATCTTGGATGACCTGAAGGTTGCGTAGCTCCGCTTCACCTTCTGCTTTTTCTACAGCGTATGAAAAATCTGAATATTCCTTGAGCCAGTTGGCAAGTGTAGTCTGATCAATACCAGCGGCAGCACAGGAAGCCCTGCGGGTGTTACCACCTCGCAGAGCGTCTGTGAGCTTGGCTACCGTTGCCGGTGTGTACTTGGTTGGTCTACCTGCTCCGGGTTGTGCTGCCATCTTCGTACTCCTTTTCTCTACTCATCTAGATTCTTCCTGATTTCCGCGCTGGTAGCCCAGAGCATAGCAGCCCTCATCTTTTCTTTGCTGATGCCTTGGGCTTTAGCCTGTTTCTTTACATCAGCATACAACCAGCGAATATACAGTTCGTTGTATACCGCCAAGCATCCAGCCCCAACCAAAGCACCAATGGCAAATGGAATCATTTGGTTTCTTCCCATATCGGCTCGCCGGTAACCGGATTGTACTTACCGATCATCCAGTCTTCGGCAAAAAGGTCACCAGCGGTAAGCCAGATGACGCTATTGTTTTCCTTCACCTCTGTACCCTCTGCAACGCTGAACACGTCCCAAAGTTCACTGAACCGGAAGTGTAGCCCATCAGGCCACAAAGCCCGGCGTATGGGCTTCTCTGCCAGCAAGGCATCAAGTGCCTGGTTGTACTTCATTTGATTACTCCCATTGTGATCGGCAGGTGTTCAGCCATCAGTGCCTTGATGCTGTCTGCTATCTCCCTATGCTCTAGTTGCGTATCTTCCTGCGTCCTGAGCTGCACGTAGTGAATCCAAGACCGTATCGTGCCAGACATATACAAGGTGGTTGGACAGCAAAGCGGTAATACCATTCTTGCCGTTTCCGCAGCGATACCGGCCTTGATTAGTTTGTTGTATGTCCAGTAGCCACGGGATACGGAAAGCTCAGCGTCTAAAATGACTCCTTGCATCTCGGCATCCAACTCTTTCCATTCTGGCAACGGTTGGGAGCTTTGCCGGTTAGTTGTACCAGCAAGCCTCATATCCCCCAGAATAGGGTAATCGTGAACCTCTGCGTACCGTTGTGAGAACTCTTGGAAAGAGAAACTTCGATGCCTAAGAATCTGCGGTGCGATAGCACGGGTGGTCTTGATTTCCACGCACATACTAGCCATCTCAAAGATTGACCAGTGGCCGTGCTTGATGCAGTACTTTAGTAGCCCTGCCACGTCTGGGTTGTCTTGGTTGGATGGGTTGCTGACCCTCGCGCAGTATCCGATGACCTGCTCCGCTTCCGGCGTGATCCAGATTAGTTTTGTCATCCGTTGTATATCTCCCAGTCGAAAGCCAGTACATCAGCACTACCAAATGATGCCACCCGGCTGTAGTGCCGGTTCCCAGCACCATCAATGAGATACAAGCATATCTTGCCATCAACGATTTGAAGGAACCAAGCGGCAGCGTGTCGGCGTACCGTCATGCCAGCCCGCAAGCGTTCAAGGGCGGAAGGAAAGCCACCGCCGGAAAGGTTCATCCGATGGGCTTCAATGCTCTTCAGCTGTTCTTCAGTCCGTTCTTTCAGCCACCGATTGACGGTTGTGTGTTGGAATCCTACAGCCCTTGCCGCTTCGTGGCATTTCATACCTTCAGCTACGAGGGTCTCGTATCGATCTAAAAGATGCTGTCGCTTTGCGCGGTTAGCAATCACCGATTCGTTTGGTCTACCTGCCATTACTTATCTCCTTGGCATCATTTACTACCCGGTCGGCATACTCCCTGGAGCGTGTCACAAGGTAAGCGGCGTACCAGAGAACCTTTAGCCGGTCTTCTTCCGCCTGCCCTTTATGCTCCTGCCGCTGTAGGTATTTGAGAATAGAACCGCTGACGAAGTCGAGGTTCCAATCTTCGATTACCGCCAGCGCGTCAAGCTTGCCGACCGTGTAGTGGTTTCTCACCTATTCGTCAAACGGATCCGCGATGTCATCCGTTACCGGTACGGCTTTGCGTAGGGGCTTCGGTGGTGCAACCTTCACTGGCTTCACCGTTTCAACCACGTTGGTAAGTTCGCCGTTCATCTTCTGGCGTGTACCAACCACTACCTGCCATGGCTTGGCTTTGAGTGCCGGGAGGTCAAGGTTGCGGTATGCGTCTTGAGTCATACGCCCGACCATGCCATCAAGCAAAAGTGTCAGCTTGGCTTTGTCGTTGCCATAACTGGTTTTTGTGTACTGAACAAACCGGAAGGGTTGCCCATCATCATCGCCTACTTCGGTGGTCTCGAATACCCACTTTAGGTTTGGCTCCAACACGTTTGGATCATCAAACGATTTGCTTTGTACGGCTTCAACGTCTACCAATGCACAGGCGTAAATGCCTGCCTCAGCTGTACTAAACTTTTTGCCACTTCCTTCACTGAAGGTCGTGTGCTGTGCAAAGAATCCCATTATCAAACTCCTTGGGCTACTGCCCGGTCGTTGGCACTATTGCCACACCAGTTATATACCCACTCAGTGGATATTGTCAAACACTTATTTTCATCGGTACAAAGTTCCGACCCACTCCCTATAATGGGCATCAGTATGCCCGCCTAAGCGGGCGGTACTGATTGCCCATAGGGGGTTTTCAAAGGGGGATTTATCCTAACGGTACAAGAGTACAACTCTTAAGCGTACCGTTT